CACTGAGACACACCTCGTCAGAGGCCCCAGCCGTGACGCCTCATGCAGGTGGTGCCCGCACCACGCGGGGAACACCGGGGCCGGTGAGGGATTCGTAAAACTACGTTTCTCATGTCTCAACTCTCCACCGCGTTTGTGGAGCAATTCGGCAGCAACGTGGAACATTTGGTGCAGCAGGGGGACAGCCGCCTGCGCGGGAAGGTTCGCAACGAGTCTCAGAAGGGTAAGACAGAGTACTTCGAGCAACTCGGTTCGACCACCGCCATCAAGGTCACCACGCGCTTCCCGCCTTCTCCCAACGTCGAACCCGACCACCAGCGCCGGGCCGTCTATCTGAACGACTATCAGTGGGGCCAGCTCTACGATAGCTTCGACAAGGTGAAGGTGCTCATTGATCCCGCCTCAGCCGGCGTGCAAGCGGCTGCCATGGCGTTCAATCGTGGCATCGACACCGAGATCATCACCGCTGCGACCGGCACGGCTTACGCCGATGTTGGCTCCGGCAACGGAACGGTTTCCGCCCAGACCCTGCCCAATGCGCAGATCGTGGCGGCCACCTATCACGCAAACGGCAACACGGCCAACGTCGGCCTCACGCTCGACAAGCTCATCAAGTCGAAGTCGATCCTGGGGAAGAACGAGGTGCCGCGCGGCTCGACGTTCTATCTGGTTCACACCCAGCAACAGCTCGACGATCTGCTCAACAACGTCGCACAGGTGTCCAACGCGGACTATGCGGCTGTCAAGGCGCTCGTGCAAGGCGAGGTCACGTATTTCGTCGGGTTCGAGTTCGTGCGCACGGAACTGCTCTCGCTCGCGAGCACCACGGACTTCCGGACCTGCTTCGCCTACGAAAAGATGGGACTGCTCCTGTCGATCGGCATGGACGTGGAAAAGCAGATCACCCAGCGCGCCGACGTGTCGTTCAACTGGTATGCCTACATGCAGATGTCCATCGGGGCCACGCGCATGCAGGAGAAGAAGGTGGTTTCCATCATCTGCGATGAATCGCCGTAACCAACCAAGGAGAAATTCATCATGGCTACCTACTATACCAGTCTGTACAAGGCTCAGGGCAATCTGAGCGCCACGGGGACGGCAAACCAGGCGTCGGCGTCGGTCAACTATCCCCAGTCGCGGGACGCCGGCGGCAAACTGCGCGAGATGATCGTGCCGTATGCCGTCGCCAATACGGAGGCGAACACGGAGAGCATCTATCTGTGCACGCTGCCGCTGAAGGCCAAGGTCGTCGCGGGCAAGTGCCGGATCATCCGGCAGGCCACGGGCACCCTGTTCGTGGTCTCGGTGGGCGATTCCACCGATACCGTCCGCTACTGCAATCAGGCCAACGTGACGGCGGCGGGTGACACCGCCTTTTCGGGCGGTGGCGGCGTTGCCACCGACCAGTACGTTCCCTCCACCATCGACTACGCGAATCAGCGCGATCTCATCTGCACGGTCCATGGGGTGCCCAACACCCTGACGGCCGCGGCCAAGATGCTGTTCCTGATCACCTACGTCGATCCGGCCGGCTAACCCTCAACCCTTGGGGTCTCCGCCTTGTCGGGTGGCGACCTCTTGTTATGGGCAGGCCGGGCGGGCTAGTCCCTCCCGGCCTTCCTGTTACTTTCCATTCCCATGGCGTCACAAGTTCAGCTCGCGAATTATGCCCTCGGCCTGGTGGCGGAGCACCGCATCCTCGCCCTCACCGATCTGAGCGAACCGGCCCGGTTGTGTACGCTGCATCTTGACCAGACGGTGCGCGAAGTCCTTCGGGCGGGGCTATTCCGGTGCGCACGCAAACGGGCGGTCATCACTCCGGATGCGGTGGCACCGGCTTTCGAGTGGACTTACGCCTACAGCCTGCCCTCCGATTGGCTGCGCGTCGTCAAGTTCAACGAAACCGAACCGCAGGACGTGGTGGACTACCTGTTCGAGATTGAGGGCAAGAAGCTCCTCACCGACGAGTCCACGTGCAACCTGGTGTACATCTACGACGTGACTACCCAGCTCGGCGGGGCGGGATACAATCAGCTCGACGAACTCTGCACCCGGGCGGTCTATACGCTTCTCGCCTCAAAATTGGCGGTTCCCCTGCGCGGGGGAGGAGCCAGCGAACTGAAGAACGTGCTGCTTGGTGAGGCCGAACGCCTGATCTCCAAGGCCAGCGCCATCAATGCGCGCGACGCCTTTGAACCGCTGAAGTCCGTTGCGGCCAATTCGGACTGGCTGACGGCGCGCCAGTGATTCGCCATGTCCGTCTCGAAATTCCTCAACACGTTTTCGGGCGGCGAGTGGACTCCATTGCTCGACGGGCGCTCGGACTTGGCGAAATATGACTCGTCCTGCCGGGTGCTGGAAAATATGCGCATCCTGCCCTATGGGGGCGCGCGGTTCAGGCCGGGCACGGAATTTATCGCCGCGGCCAAGTACGCCAATCAGGCATGCCGGCTCCTGCCCTTCCAATACTCGACGGCGACGCGGTTCGTGCTGGAGGCGGACACCGGATACATGCGGTTTTTTTCCAATGGCGCGCAGGTTTTGAGCGGTGGGAACCCCTACGAAATTGCGACGGCGTTTGCCAACGCTCATCTCTTTGAACTCCAGTTCAAGCAGATCAACGACGTGGTGTATTTCACGCACCCGAGTTATCCGCCGGCCAAGCTTTCGCGGATCGCAGACACCAACTGGACGCTGGCCGATGTGGCGTGGACCTGGCCGGCGATGATGGACGAGAACACGGTTCTGACGAGCACGATTGCCTCAAGCAACACGGCGGCAAACGCCAATACGACCCTCACCGCCAGTACGCTTTTGTTCTCGAATCCTGGGCACGTCGGCTCCTACTGGGAATTGCGCCATCTGCGGGAATCCGACTGCATCACCGTGGACCTGTCCGCGTCGTCAGGCGGTCCCTACTATTCCAGCACGCTGACGATCGAGGGCGACTGGTTCCTGACGAGCACGGAACGCTGGTACGGCACCTTGGAACTCCAGCGCAGTTATGACGCCGGAACCACTTGGGAGACGATCCGAAAATTCAAAAGCAAGTCGGATTTCAACGCCAATGCCTCTGGCAAGCAACTCGAACTCGTGACCTTTCGGCTCAAGTATACGCCGGTGGGCGATCCCTACGGGGCGGGCGTCTGGGTTGGCGTCGTGCCGACCACGTATGTCAAGGCCAATGCGGTACTGACCGCTGCCGAGTCCTATATGGCCGGGCTCGTCAAGATCACCTCCCTGCCAAACGGGAACACGTCGAATACCGCCTCCGCGCTCATTGTGTCTGGCCTGCATTCCAATCAGGCCACCGACATCTGGAGCGAAGGTGCATGGTCGGTGCAACGCGGGTATCCCCGGGCGGTCGGGGGTTTTGAACAACGGCTTTTTCTTGGGGGCACCACCCATCAACCCAATTCCGTCTGGGGATCGGTGACGGACGACTTTGACAACTTCAAGTACGGGGACAATGATGACGACGCCGTGGCCTACCGATTCGCCACCACGGAACAAAGTCCCGTGCAGTGGCTGGAATCACAGGTTCGCCTTCAGGCCGGGACCGGGGGGTCGGAGTACGCCATCGCGTCCGGGCAGGGGGACGAACCCTTGACACCTACCAATGTCTCAGTGCGCCCGCAGTCGGCCTATGGGTCGCACTATCTGCAAGCCCAGCTCGTCAACGACGCGATCGTCTTTCTCCAACGGCAGGGACGAAAAATTCGCGAGATGTCCTACGACATTTCCAAGGATCAGTACGTGGCTCCAGATCTTACGTTGCTGGCCGAGCACATCACGCGCAGCGGCGTAAAGCAGATCGTCTTTGCCCGCCAGCCTGATCCGATGCTGCTTTGCGTGCTGGGTAACGGTGAACTGGGTGTCCTAACCTACGACCGGGAACAAAACGTGATCGCGTGGTCGCGTTGGGTCACGCGCGCGGGCGACCTATTTGAGAGCGTCTGCGCGATCTACGGCACCACCGAGGACGAAATCTGGGTCGCGGTGCAGCGGCAGATCGGGGCCAGTCCGGCCCGTTTCATTGAACGGCTGACCTTGGAGGCAGAACCAGTGGACCCCTTGGTCACGGACGACAACATCAAGAAGACGGGGTGCTGGCTGGATTCGGCCAAGCTTTACACGATCGGCGGGACGACACCCTCGGCGTGGGATGGTCAGTTGACCGGGCTTTCTCACCTGATTGGAGAGACCGTTACCGTGGTGGTGGACGGGGCGATTTTTGGCATCAAGGCTGTTTCAGGCACCGGCACGCTCGACTGCACCACCTTCCAGGACTACTCGGCCGGGATGCTGGTCGGATACGTGCGAGTCGGCCTGCCCTACACCGGAATCATCCAGCCGGCCAAGCTCGACATCGTGATGGCCAACGGTCCCTCGCAGGGCAAGACCAGGCGGATCAACAAGGTCACGGCCCGGTTCAGCAACACGCTTGGGGCGTCCATTGGTGAGACTGAGGCAACCCTAGAGGCCATCCCCTTTCGCACCACGTTTGCCCCCACTGACAACTCGCCGGAACTCTTCACGGGTGACATCCCGGTGTATCCTGCCACCGGGTACAACAAGAGCGGCGATTTTGTGATTGCCCAGACCCAGCCACTGCCGTTGACCGTTCTTGGACTGGCGGTGGAATTCGACATCTTCACATGAACGCCCGCCTTTATCGTCCCGAAGATTACGCCACCGCGAAAAGTTGGTGGCAATCGCGCGGAATTCCGGCGATGCCCGAAAACGCCCTTCCAGCCTGCGGGATCGTCGTGGAGAACGATGAGCACGCTCCACAGGCGATGGCGTGGATCTATCAGGACAATTCCATTGGCGTGGCGTGGATGGCGTGGCCGGTTCTAGCGCCAGACGTGAAGTGTTTCCGCATCCTCAAGACTTTCGATGCCCTGCTCGGCGGAGTGGAAACCGTCTGCCGAAGTCTTGGCCGGCGGGTGATTCATGTTGCGGTGGACCGGAGCAGTCTTAAGAAGTGGTTTCTGTTACGTGGCTTCCACAAAAGCGCCGATAACCTTACCTCCTTCGTGAAAGTAATCTGATGCCTTTCCTAGCTCCAGCCATGGCGTACATTGGGACGGCCCTCGGGGCCTCGGCTGCCAGTGCCGTTGCCGTGGGGTCGATGGCCACGGTTTCTACCGTGGCCATCGTGGGCTCGGTCGCCTACGGGGCGTATACGCAACAAAAGGCCGGAAAGGCCGCTCAGGAATTGAGCAATTTCAACGCTGCGCAGACGGAACTGGAATCCCGGGCGCGCGCGCAGGATGCTCAACTGCAATCCTTGGCTGTTCGGACACAGAACGAACAACTCCAGGCCCGACAGCGCGCGCTTTACGCCAAGGCGGGAGTCGTGGGTACGACGGGCACGCCGTTGCTTGTGCTCGCCGATCAGGCCGCAATCCTGGAGATGGGAGCGCTTGACGTGGAGCGTACAGGCAGTCTTGAAGCCGCGCGGCTCAAGCAGCAATCGGTCATCCAGCGCTGGCAGGGTAACATTGCCCGGCAGACCGGGAACACCAACGCCATGGGCACGATCCTGCAGGGAGTGTCGAGCCTGGCATCATCCTATGGTCATTACCGGGGGATCGCCTGATGCCACGCATACCACTAGCGAACTTCATGCCGGCCAATACGCCGCAGTCCACTGCGCAGGTGGACCCGGAATCAATGTCGGAACTCTACCGGGCACAGGGCCGTGTAGCCGGCGCAATCGGTCAGATGGGCAGCGTGGTGGAGGATTTTGCGCTCAAGCGATTGGAGGCGGACGATTTTGATACCAAGGTGCGCGTCCAGACCGCGCTGCACGCCGCCTATCAGGAGCACCTTAATTCCCTGCAATCCGAGCCCGACGAAACTAAATGGGCTCCGGAATGGCAGAAAAAGGTCGATCAGACCCTAAAGGTGGTGATGCCCGCCAATGCACGGCCGTCACTCCAGCCGCAACTGGACGCCATCATCGGCGAATTCCGGCAGATTAAGGGCAAAGAGGTGGAACACTTGGCGGTGGTCCGGTCCATCGACCGGGCAAGGACGGACGGCCTCAACCGGCTGGATCAGGCAACGCAGGAAAGCGACCGCCCGGCCTATGAGGCGACGATCGGGGAAATGCAACGCACTGGGCTTTTGACTCCGGAGGATGCCCAGCACCTGCGACAGAAGGCGGACGGGCAGATGGATTACTACGCTGGCAAACGGGCGATCATAGAGAATCCAATGCAGGCTGAGAAGGTCATCGATGGGTTGGCCGGTCTCGACCAATCCCAGCGGTACTCGCTCAAGATCGAGGCC